TCCAGAATCTTTTATTATTAAGTCATCTGCAAGTGTAACAACTTCACCACTAGATATGGTTATGGCAGTGGCATCACTAGAATTATCTATTCCAGTTATTCCTTCTTTACCTATTTTTGTTAATGCCATCTATATACTCCTATGACGTAAAATATGACCCATGCACATATATTTCATAACTTGGTGTTAAGTCATGTCCTCTAAAATTATCCAAAGATGTGCCTTGCATTAATATTGTTAAAGAAGTGTCTGTATTTGCTAGTTGTCCATTAAGACGATAAAACCCTGAATCCAAACCTAAATTAATGCCACTTACCCTAAACTGTATTCTATTTGTTGATGTTGCTGGAGAAAAAGTAAAAGGCAAATTTGTAATATAAACTTGATTACCAGTTGAGGTACGAGCATCACCATTTATTCTAAGAGAAAAAGTTACTAAATTTCCTACTTTTGTATATTGTCCTACTGCTGTTGTAAGATTAGCACCTAGACCACCGCCACTATCTATTAGTCCCGGTGTAAAAGTTCCTTCTTCATAGTCATCTAAAAGTTCAGATGTCATACTGCCACCACCTGCACTATCAGAAGTTGCACCAAAATCTATACCATGACCACTAGCGAGTACAACATTTCCATCAGTCAAAGTTAATCCATTATTAAGTGTTGCCGCACCACCATCTGACATATCAAATGAAAGTGCAGTTATATTTGAACCACCATCATTACCTCTTATTAATACATCACCATCTGAAATTGCATTTCCAACCAACAAATTATCACTACTTTTAGCCATAAATCCATAAACAGTGCCACCATCTTGAAAGTTTACATCTCCACCATCTGCATCAAGAATAATATCTCCTGCTACATCTATAGTTAAGTCACCACTTGATAAGTCAATCTCTGTTCCATCTATTGTTATATTATCTATATTAACACCAGCGTTTGCCGTAACTGCTCCAGTAAAAGTAGCGTCTGTTGCTTGTAAAGATGATGTAGATGGATGATCTACTGTAGCCACTGTCCTAAACAAATAATACACAAAGATATTGTTACCTGAATTATTTGATGGTGCGCCTGTAAATGTAAGTGTGGTTCCATTACTAACTGCATATGCTACAGATGGCTCTTGTATAACACCATCTACAGATACAAGTATGTCCTCATCAGACCCCACTGCATGGTCTAGTGTAAATGCAGTTGTAGAACCATCACCAGAAAACTGTGTGGCTGCTTTACTAGCTACAAATCTATTACCTGCTGTGTTACCTAAATATGGCATTATGTGATCTCCATATAACTCATGGTCACTGATAGCTTATCTGCAACAGAACAATCTATCTTCACTATATCTCCTACATTTAAAACTATCTTGTTACCAGCCATGATCTCAACTGATGATCCAACAGGCACTGGTATGTCTTTGACAATATGTGCTGTGGTATTTTGTGTCTGTGATGTTTGTGTAGTTGTGCTTACAAGTTGAACTGTTCCAGTAACTTGTGCTGTATGAACATTAGCCAGTGTTAATCCTAATACAATTATTGTGCTTCCAGACTGAACTGTATAAAGAGTTTCTGGCGTTCCAGCAGAAGCTGGAGCAACATCTCTTGTAATTACTTTAAATGTATTTGCCATGTCATTATCCTAACGCTATTGCTAAAGCTGTAGCTTCATCTGCTGCTGCTGAAGCAGTTGTTGCACCTATATCAGATAATACTTCAGAAGCACTTCTGCCCTCTATACTTGTACCATCAACTCTTAAAAAATCATTATCTGCTATGCCACTTGTCGCAACTAATACATTACCATTAGATATACCAGTTGATAAAGTTGCTGTTGTTGTAACTGCTGTTCCATTTAGTGTTATAGCGTCTGCCTCTAGAGTGCCATCAAAGTCACCATCTACTGCATCTATATTACCTTTAAATATCGTGGCAGTTATTGTGCCAGTGCTTGGATTGTAAGTTAAGTTCCCATCCATCTCCAAGCCTACGTTACCAGTGCTAGATGTGGCGTCTTCAACAAATGTAATTAAATTTTCTTCGTTAGTGCTTTCATTATCTGTAACTAATACATGTGCAGCATTTGTTGCATTGGTTACTGTTGTGCCTGCTATATCAGAAGTAAGTGCTATTGTACCAGCAGAAGAAGGTAATGTTACTGTTACATCAGCAGTTGATGTCGGACCTATCAATGTTACTTTGTTTGTGCCATTGTCACTGTCCTCAAAAAACTCTAAAAAACCTGCACTTGTTGCACCATTCTTTAACTGCAATCCAGCATTTACAACTGGTGTTGTTAAAGTTTTATTTGTTAACGTATCTGTAGTTGCTCTACCAACAATAACATCTGTGGTGGCTGGTAGTGTTAGTGTTGTATTACCAGCAAAATCAGAATGTGCTGGTGCTTTTAGCGCTGCATAATGTGCATTAGCGCTTTCACAGTACATTCTTAGTTCTGATTGCGCTCCAGTATTTTTAAGTTCTATTACACCACCATTTACTGTAAGATCGTCACCTACAGATAAATCTGCTCCCATAGTCACATTGCCACTAGCATCTAAAAATACTGACTTTGATGCAGGTATTGTACAGAATATATTTTTTGTACCAGCACTAAAGTTTACTGCACTATCACTGTTAGAGCTACTAATGATTGTAGTTCGTGCTATCGTGCTAGAGTCACTACTTAAGGTTCCTAAACCAACTTCAAACTCCGCAGAGCCGGGAAGTATCACAGCATAATATGTTGTGTTAGAATTACCGATACCTGCTGCAAAAGTCTCAAAACCAGTAACCGCACCACCTAATGTCAGTGTGCCAGTGCCAGTTGTGGTTGTAGTTTCTTTTACTCTGTCATTAAGTACAAGTGCCATTATTTCAATTCTATTGTTAAGTTATCTGCGTTAATTCTAAATATATCACCACTGGCTATTGTCTTACTTGCATCTAATGCGCCAACAAAAAGTATATTACCACTGGTTGATGCGTCTGCAATAAACACATGTGTTATCGTATTGTTTGTACCGCCAGATGCTGGAAACTCTATATTTGCTGCGTTCTTTGCAGTTTGTGTATCTGTTGAGTCTGCACCTATCGTAGTCCAGTTTGCCGCAGTAACTTGTTGTCTTGCATAGTTTGTAAATGTAGCTTCTGTCAATGAGCCTGTTTCTGCTGCGCTAACTGCTGTCGCAAGTCCTACATAAATACTGTCACCCGGACTAGAAAAACTAAGAGAGTTATTTTTAAATAAAAAATGTAATATTCTTCTCTCAAGATAATTGGTTGCTGCATTTGCTGTTGCCATATTTTACTCCTATGTTCTCTGCGCTCTTGGTAGACCCTCAGAGTAAGCATCAGTATTTTCTCTTGCCTCTCCGTAATCTTTAAGTCTTGTTAATTGATCCATAAATCTTTTTTCATATTGTTGTATCAAATCAGGCTCACCCTTCATAAAAATATACGCATCCACTAATGACCCAAACAATAATGCAAATGGTGCATTAGTGCTTAACCATGTTGTACCACTATCTGCACCAGCAGTTAAGCTAGTGGGTCTGTAATAGTAGTGTAATTCTATTGCATAATTTGAGTTTGGGGTAGGGCCAACAATGAAATTATTTGCATCAAACTGTGCATAAAATCTTGGTTTGGCTGTGGAAGATGAAGCGTCATATGCTTCTTGTATGAAATTTACATCTTTTTGTAAAAGAAATGACTCACTACCTGATGTAGTAATTTGAAACGAAAAAGACGCTAAGTAATCTGCTGGTATTGTTACAAACTTATCGCTTGTTGTTAATGATGATGTAACATTCTTTCTGAATATTTCTAGATCAACATTCTTAAATATTCTTTCTTCTGCTGCTTTTATAAAGTCAGATAGATGATTTACAAAGGATGTTTCTGAATTATCAGTATAATCCTGTATTGCTGTTTTTAACTGTGCAAATGTAAAGCTCATCTAAGCCTCCAAAGTAACCGGTCCTACTGTAGCAAACACCCCACCACCTGTAATTGATCCAGAGGTAGATTCTGCGGCAACAGTAATAGTATATGTATCATCTGTTAATTTAGTTATAGCATATCCTGTAGCTAAGTTAAAGTTAGCTGCCGTTAATCCATCAAAACCCAAGCAGTTTCTAAATCTTACTGTATCTGATGTGGATCTTCCGTGATCCTTTTCTGTCACCGTTACAACTGTGCTACCACTATCTGCAGCGGCTGTAGTAAATGGATCAACTAATAATAACCTCTCTGTTGCAGGCTCTATCCTATCTGGTCTTGCGTTTAATAATGACTGAGTATCATCAGTTTTAAATTTACCTAAATGATTCTGTGGATGATCTGGATCAACTACATCATATCCAACCATCATGCCAGTTTTAGCACCGTTTCTAATCTCTGGTATCAGTTCTCTAAGAGGATATCTAAACCCTGTCTTGTCACATATACCATATGCATATTTACCAACTGAATAAGGCATTACTTCTCTTTCTTTGATTTATAGAAATATTCTTCACTATCTCCAAATCTTTCTAATTTATTTTCGTTTTCTACCTCGTAATAACGGGTACTAACTTTAAAATCAGGTGTTAATGGTTCTGCAGGTGTTAAGCTGTTATCGTATATTCTAGTTCTATTATTTGGATATAAACAATACTGCCCATTTTCTAACTCTATGATATTATGTGACTTATGCTCTTCAGGTGTTTCGCTGGTGCTAAAGTCAACAGTATCTATATCACCATGATAATTATCAAGCGTTGCCACATAAGATCCTTTTACTGATCCTGCATCTCTTGTGTAAACTTCGTAACTCATAGACCCTATAAATTGTTTTTGTATGCAGGTTACATTGTAATCCATACAGTTCCAAAACTGTAAATTATACAAAGGCAAATCAGGCTTTGGTGTTTTAGGCTCACTTACAAAAGCGCTTATCGGTAACTTATCAAACATTGCTCCATATTCTGGTAAATATGTTTCAAAATAAAAAGCTCTACCCGGCAAAGACTTACAAGATATCCAAACACCTTTTACAAACTCACCATGACCATCTTGGTGATCCCTAAGATATTCTCTCCTAACCCACAGATTTATTGCAGGCAGGTTACATATAAGTCTCGACAATTAGTAACCTCTATTAAACTTTATACCTCTAGTTGCAGCTCCGCCACCTCTCATTTTCATAACTTTACCGCCTTTTCTCATAAATCCCATTTTATTTCTAACCTCTGTAGGTAATTTGCTTAATCCTTTACCTTTGTTTCCTTCTGGTACTGGTCTTAAACCACCTGCTGCTCTACTAACCATGTTGCCTTGTGTTCCTTTCATTGCTGCTCTGGCTGCCGCTGATCCTGTGCCGCCATATTTTTCCATAAGTTCTTTTCTTCTTTTTTCGCTAGATGCAAAGATATTGCCTTTTGGACCAAACCCTACATTACCACCTGCAGTTATATTAGTTCTCTTGATTGGAGGTGATTTAACAATATTTTGTTTAGCTTTTGGCTTAATGCCATCTGGTTTCATCTTCGGCTTATCGACTTTAGCCTTTGTAACTTTAGGCTTTGAGCCTGATTTTTTTGGTAAAAGACTAGAAAGCGAGGCTCCCGTTGCTGTAACAAGACCTCCCTTTATAATATTGTCTCTAACTTTATTTTGACCAGCTAAAGGTCTATTAACCTTTGTTGTAGTTGTTTTTGTTTTCCTTGTAGTTGTTGGCGCAACTTTAGTCTTAGACCTAGTTTTAGTGGTCTTTGATGTTTTTGTAGGAGGCACACTAGTCTTTGTTGTCTTCGTAGTTTTACTTAGTTTAGTTGCCGCAGGCTTTGTTTTCTTTGCTCCTTGCAAAAACTTTTTAGCTGCACCAAATAACTTTGACCCACCAGTAACGCCTCTTACTGCCAAGCCACCAACAGGTAAGAAACTAGCGGCTGCCAAACCTTTTTCTCTATTACTTTTTAGCCTATCTTCTCTTAACTTCTTAACAGTAACGCCTTTTTTGAGAGCTTCTTTTCGATCCCTCTCATCAAACATTTTTCTCTGTTTTTGTTTTGTAGCCGCCCTGCTCATTATCTTTTTCCCATTGATGGTGATTTAGTAGAATAAAGTCTTTTTCTTCTCATTCTATCAATAGCCTTTTTAGGCCTTGCCTTTGGTTTAGGCGGCGGTGTCATTGACACTTTTCTTTTCTTTACTGTGCCTTTCTTTTTAGGCTGGAGATCTGCCATTTGAGTTTTGGTCATTCCTCTAAATGGGCTTTTCTTTGTACTGCCGCCCACTGTTGCGCCTGTTCTTCTTTTACTGCCAACTTTTGATGCGGCATAAGGTAACTTTAATGTTGCTCCTGCCTTGATCTTATTCATATCAGTAATATTAGGGTTTGCAGATTTTAACTGATTAAGTGTAAATCCCTTACTTTTAGCTATCTGTGATAATGTATCTCCAGATTTAATTTTATATTGTGGCATTTTAACCTCCGTAGAAAGTATTATATGGTACAAATCTAGCAGACGAGCTATCTTGATCTTCCCCTGCTGCTAGTTCAAACTGAAACTCATATTCCTGTTTGAGGGGAGCAACTCTATTTGCAACTTCTGGTCTTTTCATAGCAATGTAGTACGCCAATCCAGACACAAGACATGGTGCAAATCTAGGTGGTACAAACGATGTGGTGGTTCCATCTATGCCGGAATCTATGCCATCTATACCAACAATTCTAAAAAAAGATAATGTGTATGTATCTGCACTGTCTGGGACAGGCCACATTGTAACTGTCACAGAACCTGCAAGTCTTTGCACAAATATCTGCGTAGGCTTTCCTTGTGTATTTTTTGCACTTTGTTGTGCGTATGTTGATACACTAATTCTTGTTAAATTTGTATCTACCTGACTTGTACCAGTGCCTGTCCTAATCTGATGTTCTAATATATCTACTGTATCTGTAGGCATAGTATATGTCGCTGTGCCTGAGGTAAGTGACAATGTGCCAGATGCTATTGTCCAAAGATTTAGCCCTCTGTTCTGCCATTCCATAGTTAATAAGTTAAAACTACGTCTGGCATTTCTTAAATCATTACCTGTTCTTAATTCTAACCCTGCTCTCGCATACGCTTCTTCGAACAGGTCTGGTATGTCTGGGACTACTACTGCCATTTATGTGACCTTTCTATAAGCTCTCGTCTTTCTTGCAATCTTCTTTGGCTGTTTAGATACTTGTTTACCTGCTCTAGTTGCTTTTCGTTTAGCAGCCGTAGAGCGGGCGTATTCAGCGGGCGAAAGAGCCTTAATTGCTTTCTCAGGTAAATAACGCTCGCCTGTTGCTTTCGGCCCCTGTGTACTAGGTTTACCACTTTTGGTTCGCCACTTTTGTTTACCCCAAGCCTTTAGACTCCTTTGTGGTTTTTTTAATCCGCCCATAATACCTCTAAAAGTTAATTTTAACTTCTACTTCTTATTCATCCAAGCTGTCGTACCCATGTATGCACCCACGATGCCTGCGCCTGAAATGTAAAAAAGTGAAGAAATTTCTGCGAGTGCATTAATTCTTTCTATACTAATAAAAGGCATAAACATCATAAAAGTAAATAATCCCATAGCTATTAAAGTATACCTTGCCATTCTAAGTTGAGCAAGGTTTTTGCGTAAGGCTGTTTCTGTTTCTTTTATTTCTTTCATATTAGAAAGCTCTGCATCAGAAACGATTCCATCGCCATCTATATCGTACTCATTATATTTACTAGATGATTGTAGTTTCTTTTGTTTCATTTTTTGCCTATGCTCCTTAAACTTTCCATAACCTTATCTATATCAGGCTCCGTGCCGTTTGGGTCATATATACATTTATATTTTTTTGGACACCATGTTTCAATCATCATGGTATATGTTTTATTACCGCCCTGATAAATACACGCTCTCTTGTCTGTATATTTTGATGTAACTCTTTTTTTTAACCGGCAAGTTGTATATTTTTTCTCTGTGATTTTGCCTTGCCAAACTTTTTGTTTATATGTGTAATCTTTAGGAGCGTTGTATATTTTACCATCAGCTTTTGCCTGCTTAATCCAAATACCAGCAACCGCAACAGCAAATCCACCAATAATAGCCGCTACTATAAACCATGTAATAGCTTCCCCTATTTGTCTTCTTAGCTGTTGTTGTTTGTAAACTGTCTCTTGTCTTTGTTTTCTTATTTGACCTTCCATCTTTAGCAAGTCGTCATATGCTTGCGGCCCATAAGTAAAGTTCAAAAACATCTTGAGTTCGTATCTTTGCTCCTCAAGTTTTTTCTTTGCCGCATATGCAGCGAGAGCCGCTTCTTCTATAGATCCAGCCTTAAACAACTTGCCGAAAAGGGGAGGATTCTTTGCTTGTTTCTC